ACTATTACAGTCAGGACACGACTGAGTTTGACCCGTGCTTCCAATACGAATACTTGGTTGTTGAGGTTGTGGTGGAACATATGGAGTCATAGGTTGTTGAGAAGGAGGCATTGGAACATTCTCAGTTCTTGGTTGTACAACCTGTGGTTGTGTTCCAAGTTGTTTAGCCCACCAATCTGAGTTACTCATTTTTGTTTTAACTCCTTTGCAATGGCACGACGCAATCTTCGTCCAGTTAATGTTGAAACTTGAACACGAGATGATTTTCCATGTCCAACAAGTGAAACTTTCCTTATTTTAGGAAGGTCTTTATTTAAAGAGTTTTTAGTAACAATCATTTTGCCTCTCCCCATTTGTCTACTATTTTTACATCGGCAATTAGTGGAACAATAATTGCTGGGATGTGTACGCCTTCCATTGATTCTCTAACTGCTTCGGCAACCGATTCTGCTAGATCTTCACGAGCAACTGTAACAAGTTCATCATGCACAGTCAAAATTACATTGGCATCAGGTTCTGTTACTAAACAAGAGTGGGCTCTAATAATTGCTAACTTCATTAAATCTGCTGCAGATCCTTGAATTACTGTGTTAAATGCTTGTCTTTCAGCCCTTGCTCTTAAACCTATCTCTTTACTTTTTAAATCTGGCAAGTATCTTCTGCGTCCATATACAGTGGGAACATATGGGACTGGACTTTTTGCCAAGGCTTGTCTAATAATTTTGGCTTTATATTTTGATATATCGTGAAACTTTTCTGTAAATCTATTTAATAAATTTTTTGCATCAGTAACTGTACAGCCAATACTTGCTGCAATTTTTTCTGGGCCAACACCGTAAGCAATAGAAAGAACAAGAACCTTTCCCGCTTTACGATCTACTCCCATTGTATTGCCAATTGTTGTGTAGATATCTTCTCCATCTAAATAGTTTTTTACCATAATTGGATCTTTAGAAAAAGAAGCAATGATTCTAGGTTCAATCTGAGAGTAATCAGCAACTATTAATTTATATCCAGGAGGTGCAACAAATAGGTTTCTAATTAACTTTCCATACTCTCCTGCACTAGGTATGTTTTGTAAATTTGGATCGCTGCTGGAGAATCTGCCAGTTTCTGCTCCGTGGGCTTTAAAGTTGGTATGAACTCTGCCATTAATTAACAAACTTTTTTTATCAAAAACTTTTTCTTTACCCATTGTAGTTCTTGTAACTTCTCCACCTAAATATGGCATAACGTAAGTTGTCATTAATTTATTTAAATCTTGATACTCAAGAATTGCATCGACTAACTCATCTTTAGACCTATAAAATTCAAGAGCATCTGATGAAACAGAGTAATGATAGATAGTTAAGTTACTTGCATCAGTTGCTGCAACGGCTTGTCCTCTTGCAGTAAGGGCTACCCGTACACGTAAATTTGGTTTAATGCCACGACCTTCTGGTTTGGAAGAGAACAACAATTCTTGTTTTTCTTTTACCGAATTCATAGCAAAAGGTTTTCCAGTTAATTTCCAAGCCTTAGCCTTTGCTAAATCAATGTCTTTTTCAAGACTTGCTTTTAAAGAAGTAAGTTCTTTTACATCAATTGTTGCACCAGTTAATTCCATATCACATAATGCTGGAATTAATCCCATTTCTAAATCCCATACATCTTTTAATCCGTTTTGTAATTTTGGAGAAAAAGTTTTATATAAATTCCAAGTTACTTCTGCATCTATGCCTGCATATTTAGCCACGACAGAAAAAGCGTGAGCCTCAACTTCTGCACCTACGCCTTTTTCTACTTTTAAACTTAACTCTCTTTCAGCACAAGCAGCAAGATTTAAGGCTATTCTATTTCTATTGTCAATGATAAACGCTGCCATTAGAGTATCAAAAAATGGTTTTGAGGGAACAACACCACGATAATATTTAGCAATTGATTTTAAATCAAATTTAATGTTATGTCCTATTTTTAGTTTGTCACTAAAAAACAATGGTTTTAATGCTTGAAACACTTCACCAGGTAGTAACTGTTCTGGTGGTAAATCAAATACTGGTTTCCATTTTGCTTGGTTTTTAGAATAGTCGGCATCTGTTAAAGGTTTACCAGCAACTGCCTTGCGTTGACCACTTAACAAAATTTCTTTATCCCAACTTAAAAATTCCCCATTAGGATGACCCATGGGAATTACATCTGTTCTTCCTTCTGTTGCTAAAGAAATCCACAATACGTCGTTTACCACAGGTTGAATTCTGTTTTCTCCAACTGTTTCTACATCAAATGCAAATGCATTTACTGATGAGTAATACTCGACCAGATCTCTTAGTTGTTCTTTAGTTGTAATAATGTTCATTATTTTCCCTCACTAATAAGTTAAGTGGTGGAGCCTGAAAACGGAAATAAACAGGCTCCGCCACATTGGAATCTTGGTTAAACCAAGGAACGAGCAATCTTAAGCATTTCGGAGCGAGGGGTCTCTCGAATTACTTCGGCTGTATACGGAACAGCCCGTGCTACTAGTTCTTGAACCTCATCGAGGTTCAACTTCCATTCCTCCGCTAGGTCACGACCACGAACAAACTCCATAGTGTAGTTTGTTGTAGGCCCTGTACCCATCCGAGAAATTTCCCAGAACTCTTTTGACAGAGGTCCTTTGCGCTCATCTTCATGAGACTTTTTAATTAGTCTTGCAAGTGTTGGAGGTGCTGTAAGAATCTGCACACCCTGTGCTTCGCCAGTTAGTACAAGCACATTAAATGCAAAACGTGAACGTGGTTTACTTCCAAGGATGTCAGTAAACGGATCATTTTCTGCTAAAGCAACAAAAGATTTTTTGCCTGTTGGCCGTTCAATCCAATGCTGCTCGTAGACACGGAAGGGTCCATCCTCTAAGAATTTAATTAATTGTGGTTGTTCAGAAAAACGAAACTCTGTTGGAAACTCTGAGGAATTCTCAGTTAAGAGAGCCTCTGCTGCTTCCCAACCTTGTTGAACTGTAGTACCAATCTTTGGTTCTGCAGTTTCGCTGTCTTCATCTAAATAATTTGCAGGATTTTCTGCAACATCATTTGTTGGTTTGGTTATTGGCATTTGTTTCTTCTTTCGGTAATGAGGCACGGAGGATGTTGTATCACTGTACAAACTTAATCACTACTGGCTCTCTAGGTTTGTGATTTCCTTCCAACGACTTATTAAAGCCTCTGTTAGGTCATCTTGGTTAGACCACTCTACACGAGCAGACCCTAGTAATCCACGTTTTGAAAACTCTTCAATAGCGGACTCAATTAATGGTCTGGTGTACACCCTATTTCCTCCAATTTTTTCTCCCTTTAGAGTTTTAGACCGAAGTCTATAAGGTGCTCTAGGTATGTAGCCTTTTCTTTCCCATAAGCGAACAGTAACAATTGTTTTTTCTAACGCTAGTGCTAATGCACTAATAGTAAAAACCTCTGTTTCTTTTCCACTTAATGTTTTAATGATCGGATTTGCATCCCAACCATTACTCTCCCCGTTTTTACGGCGAGAAACTTTTGGATCTTCTTCACGGCGTTTTCTTTTAGAACCTGGAATGTATTCTAAATCAGCAAACGCTTCTAAAATTTCATCGTCTCCACGTAATCCAGCCATAATTATCTCTTATTTAAAATTAAAGCCCATACAATTTTTTGTGGATACATTAAGTCAACCTCTTCTTCAGTTAACTTTCCCTCATACAATGCGGCCATTAAAGCATCCTCATCAATAATCTGAATAGTTTTATACAACTCAGTTTCAAGACCTTTAGACACAATTAAATTATCAGCCATTTGTGGATCAATTTTACGAGACACTCTTCTTTGTTTTTGTAACATGGTTACGCCGTCTATTTCATTTGGAAGTTCTACAAAAATATTTCCATTGCCATCGACTTCACCCTTGGTGTCTACAACTTCAAATATTTTTTCTTTGAGCAGTTTTAATTCTGACTCAAAATACTCAACTTGTTTTTTAAAAAATATATATTGTTTAGCCTGTGCTTCAAGGTCATCTATTGCAGCCACTCTAGGTTCTTCTTTTTTTATTCTTGCCATGTTAACCCCCTCAAGGTCTCTGTTGTTGTAGGAAACTTATCAGACTTCCCACGGTTAGGTCAATTCCTCCTTTAGAATTGATTCCCGTTCCATCCATTACTGCGTCTGCTACTGCATTTTTTTGTTGAAGCATTTCAAATTGTCGTTCTTCAATAGAGTCCTTTACAATAATATCTTGAATAATTATGCTTGGCCATCTACTTGATGCTCGTTTAATTCGTCCATTTCTTTGTACGGCTAAACCCGCAGACCAAGGCAGATCATAGTTTATTAACAAATTTGCAATAGGTAAATCTACACCGTAGCCACCTGCATCTGATGAAATAAACACACGACAATCTGGGTCTGTAAGAAACTTTTCTTTACTTGCTTCTTTCTCTTTTGCATTCATACTTCCCGTATATATAGTCCCACCAGTAACTTCTTTAATTCTAGAAAGCATGCCGACCCAAGATGTAAAGATAACTACTTTTGCTTCTGGATCAGTCTCTAAATGATCAGCCACATAACTTTTTAATACATCTAATTTTGGTTGTTTAGTTATGTTTTCTAACAACGAACGTTCTTTTAAACTGTATGCATAGGCACTGCCTTCGCCTTCTTGTTTTAAAAATTTTTCAGAACTATCGATCAATAAACTGGGATGATCACAAAGCATTCTTAAAGAAGTAATCTTAGACATAATAGAACCCCGCATCATGTCTGCTGGACCACCTGGCTTACTATCGTGTCCGTAGTGTGCTAGTAAAGAAAAGTTTGCTCCAAGTAATTGTTGTGCTTCATATAATTCTTGACTCAATTCATTAGCAATTAAGTTGTATAACTCAGAGGTTTTTGTGTCAAAAGAAATTTGAATTGGATCTAGATGAATTGTGTCGGGAAGATAGGGAGCGACGTCTGGATCTGTTTGTACTTTTCGGACCGACGCTTCTTTCATTTTTGCGTGAAATATATTTAAGTTTCTATACCGTTGAACACCACCAAAGTGATTTCTTACAATAAAAGTTTGATCAAACAAATCAAATCTTCCAAGTAATTTTGAATCTACAAATTGCATAATGCTATACACCTCTTCTGGTTTACCATTTTCTATTGGGGTGCCCGTAAGAGCAAATCTAATAGGTACATTTGCAGATAACTTTTTTACAGCCTTTGAACGTTTAGATCTAAAACCTTTAATGGCTGTGGCTTCATCGCACACAACCGCTCCCCAGTCTTCGTCTTTAATAGAGTCCCAATCATTAA